CCGAGGTTGTCGAGGTAGCGACCCGCCGCGTCACACGCCGCGTCGAGCGCGACGGCGCCGTGTCGACCAAAGTTGATTTGCCTGCACCCTTTGGATATCTCATCAAGCCGCTGCTCCATCGCTTTGTTCCCCCTTGCGCTTCTGTTCATCAAGCATCGCTTGCACGTCGGGCGCCCACCGATTGAATTCGTGATCTATGACGTTCCAATATTTGCCCGACCGCTGCGCCTTGACGCGGCGAGGCGTAGCAAGTTCAGATTGCAAGTGAAGCGCCGCAGGAACGTCACCGGGGATCGGCGTGCTAAGGCGGCAGCGGGCAAGCCACCAACCACGGAACCGAGGGTAAGCGTTGGTGTGCTCGATCAGGACCAGCTCGCTCGCGATGCCATTCAGTCCGAGATCGTATTCGACGCGCAGCATTCGCTTGGTGCCGTCTTGCGTGCTGACGGCGCTGTACGCGACGCCTTGAACGTCAAACCACGCCGTTTCCGGCTGCGACGCCAGAAACTCATCATGCGCTGCTTTCGCGACCAGCTTGGCGTAGTAGTCGCGTGGCCACTCGTGGCCACAGGGGCACTTCACCTGCTGCACCGGATGAATGAGCTTGCATTGTGGACATTCTTTGGTCAGCGGCACACCCGGCGGCAACGCCTCCTCGGGCCTATGCGGCGCGCAAACATTCTCGATTGTGCCGTGCCGCTGCGTGTTGCCCGCAAAGTCAGCGACCAAGCAGTTGACTTTGCCGGGCGAGATGCGCATCCCGCGCCCAATGATCTGCACGTAGAGGCCAGGGCTCTGTGTCGGCCGGACAAGCCCAATGAAGTCTGTAGCCGGCGCGTCGAAACCGACAGTCAGAAGATCGGCATTGGTGATGCAGCGCAGTCGCCCGGCCCTATAGTCATTGATAATACGGTTACGCTCGCCGATCGGCGTCTTTGCGGAGATCGACGCGGCGTCGATGCCGCCAGCGCGCAACAGATCACGCATATGATCGGCGTGAGGGACGCCGACGCAGAACACCAACCAATGAAGCCTGTCGCGACCAAGTTCGATCAGCTCGGCAGCGATTTTTGCGTTGAGGTCGCCTTGGTCGACAGCTTGGCGCAACGCAGACGGCAGAAAGTCACCGCCGCGCTTGGCGATGCCAGAGACATCGATGCGCGTCTCTGTGCTCGGCGACACGATTGGGCAGACGTATCCGCCGTCAAGCAGTTCCTTGACGGTAATCTCCGAAGCGATACCGTCGAAGATCGGCTCAACCCCCTTAAACTTCTGGAGCAGGCTGCCTGAGTCTAGCCGATACGGTGTGGCCGTCAGCCCGAGGACTTTGGTCTCGGTTCGCAAGCGACGCATTCCGTCAATGAACTTACGATACTGACCAGTTTCGTTAGACGAAATGAGCTGCGCTTCATCGACGATGATGACGTCGGCCCACTGGAGGTCCAGCTCGTGACCCGACAAACTCTGGATCGAGCCAAAGACGATTGGGGAGTGATACTCGCGCCGCCGAAGCTGCGCCGACACGATGCCAGCGGGCGCGGCCGGCCACCACGACTTGAGCCTATCAAAGTTTTGCTTGACCAGCTCTCCGACGTGCGTCGCAACGACGATGCGCGTCGTGGGGTATGCGCTCAGTGCCTCTTGGCAGAAGGCGGCGATGATCGCGCTTTTGCCCGATCCTGTAGGCGCCACGATAAGCGGGTTCTTGTGCCGACCCGATGACCAACTGTCGTACAGGTCGTTGAGTGCGCGGCGCTGATAATCGCGAAGTGCCACGTCACGACACTCCGTTATCGATGAACTCGCCGGCCGGCGTGATGTACTTCACGACCTCAAGGTTGTAGTCCGCCACGACTGGCGTGCCGTCGATGAAGTCGCGGAAATGACGATGCATGTGGCAGCCGGCGCGCTGCGCCGGCAGATCGAGATAATTCCCGGTCTTCCCGCAGAGCCAGCGGCCTTCGCTTGCCGTCGACGAAAACACGCACGTCCGGCAACTCCTCGGGGCGCGCGTCCGCTTGTGGCAGACATCCGACTGGGAGCACATGCGGCACTTGTAAAACGTCGGGTCGATGCTGATTGGCAGCGGCGGGTCGCCCGCCGCAACGATGCGCTCAGCCTTCGCAACCAGCCTGTCGTATTCCGCCTTGTCGAAATCGATGCGCGCGAAGTGATCTTCCTCGGTGTCTTTGTTGCGCGCAGCGTACAGCGCCACGGTCAATTCCAGCGCACCCATGGAGATCATCATTTGCGCATGGTGCTTGGGGTGCGCCTTGCGCACACCGTGCTTGACGGTCGCACGCCATGAGTCGGCTTTGTGAGTCTTGCACTCAACAAGCGCCCAAGTCTTAGGCTGGAGCCACTTGCCCGTTTCGTCTTGCGCCGCGCCATCGATGAACCCCTTCATGTGCCCGTTGGCAAGCGTGAACGACCACTGACGCCCTGTTGATGGGTCTGCCGAGCTAACTGTCCAGCCGACAGATCGAATGTCATCGAGAATACGGTCTTCCTCGCGCGTGCCGCGAGCATAGATTTTTTGACGCTGGCCGTTGGCGGGCTTAGCCTCTGCGAACCACCGCCAACTCATCCAAAGCTGGCGTTCGCACTCCTCACCGATTGTGCTCGGCTGGAGGCTCACCTGCGGAAAGTTGCGGGCGACGCCCGCGTGCATCTTATCAACCTCGGTCGCCATACCGAGGAATGTCTGATCTGGTTGCGGCGGCTGCGTTTCGGATGTCATGACTACATGTTGCTTGAGTAAGAGCTTTTACTTGTGAATAGGGGCCGGCACCTCCCGAGCGCCGGCCCCCACTGCGCGACCCTCCCGTGGGGTCGCTCAGCGCGCTCTCCACGGTGCCGTGGAGCCCCCGGCGCTGATCTTGCTGTCAGTCGATCCGGCCATCGCTGGAGCCGGAGCGGCCATCGCCGGAGCCGGAGCGGCCGAAGCCGGAGCCGGAGCGGCCGGAGGCGTCCAGGACGGCGCGGCACCCTTGGCAACCGGAGCCGCCGCGCCGAGAGGCAGAGCATCGTTGACGTTGTTGTACTGAGCGCCGGTCTGGTTAGGCTTGGAGAGCGTGATCTTGATCTGGAGGTGACGACCCTTGAGCGACGACACGCTCGGGCCGAGGTTGGGGCCGAGAGCCTTGGCAATACGAGCGATCACGCCGCGCGAAATGCTGCGCTGAACCTCGCCGCCGCCTGCGGTGAAGTGCTTGAGCACGACGATTTTGCCCATGAACTCGCCGCGAGTGGTGATCTGGAATTTGATATCGTAGCCGGTATCAACGACGCCATCGGCGGCGTTGCGAGCCTGTCGGGCGAAGGGGTCAACAGCCGAGACGACGACGTTGTACCAGCCGGCAGGAATGAGCGAGCGATTACGATCGGCGGCGATGACTTCATCAGGAGTAGATCCACCGAGGAGGTCGGTGATGGTTGCGTCATAGGACATGATGGTTTTCCTTGGGTTGGTGATTTTGGGCAGAATGCTTGGGTTGGAGGACGCCGTCAGGCGCAGCCAATGTGCGGAGCCAGCGCCTCCCACTTGAGCGGAACGAACTCGGGCAGGTTGGAGAACCGACCACCAGCAAGGTGAGCGCCGGCCGGGCGCAGATAGAGACGACGATCCAGAACGCTGGTCGCCTTGATCGACTTTTGATTAAAGCCGCCAGCCACCTCCGTAACCATGATCGGCTCGGAGGCGTAGAAGATGCCGTCCGCCAACTCGGTGACGACTGCTGCGAGGTGCTTCTCCAACTTCAAAGACCACCGGCTGTAGCCCTGCATGGCGTCGGGCGGGTTCTCCTTGACCGATGCCGAGTGAGCGACGCCGATGACGATCTTGCCGTTGGTCTGGAGGTAGTGGATCGCCCGACCAGCCTCCTCGCGGAACAGGTCGGCGACGCGCTTGACGCCGACTTGACCATAGCCAACCTTGTCGAGCGAGGGCTTGCCCTCGCGACGGCACACCTCAGCCGCCAGAAGCGGCTCCAGATGGTCGAGGCTGTCGATGCCGACCGTATCGAACTTGCCGAGGTCCGAGCAGAGCAGATCGAGCGACCGCATGAAGTCGGCGTAGGTGCTGACACGGAACGCCGGAACATCCTGCGTCTCCTGCGTCCAGCCGAGCCCATCCTCGGTCGCGATGATGATCGGTCGCGGCGCCGACGCCACCAACGTCGTCTTGCCGATCTTGGGAGCGCCGTGAATGATGATGAACGGCTTCTTGCCGCGATGGGTTTTGATCAGGCTGTCCCAACTAAGTGATGACATGAGTCCCCTCGTAGTGTTGCATGAGCTTATTTTTACTCACATGACGACAATCTACATCGCATGTTGATTGTTGTCAACACCATTGGCGATTTTTTTTTGCAAACTCCCGGTTCGCGTTGTACTGGTCGACGATGCCGACGATCTTCTGCGCCAAGACATCAACACTGCCGGAGTTGATCAGCAACACGTCTTCCTTGATGAAGTCGACATGCCGCTCACTGTCGTGTGCGCCGTGCTTGGTGCCGACGACGCCGGGACGGACAACCTTGATGACCACACCGCCGAGCGAACGCACCTTAGCCGCCTCGTTCTCGAAACGAACATCGGCAACGACGACCGGGCCGCGAATGAGTGCCACGCGGTCTGCCCAGGCGTTCAGCCAAACGTCGTCACACAGCATCTTGCGCCCGAACTCGGTGCCAAACATCTGCGCAATCTGCCGACCGGAAAGGCCGTTAAATCGCTTGAGCGGCGTATCCTTCTGCTCTTGAGAACCCCACAGCGACCCGTGAGGCACGCCGATGGTCTCAAGCGCTTCCTTGAGGGGGTCGGCGAAGTTCACCTCGCTGAACTGCCGATAAACGACGAGCGCCTTTGCCGCCGTCGTTTTTCCGTGTCCGGCGCGGCCCGTGATCCCGATAAGCATTGGTTTTCTTCTCCATGGTGTTGATTGCGTCGATAGCAGCCAACGCAACCCCGACGCTGTCGGCTGCGTTGTCGTCATCAATCGTCTTGCCGACCACCTGGGTTGCATGGGCAATCATGTGATGTTTCTTGGCGTTGCCGCTGCCGGTAAGGCGTTTTTTGGCCGTACCGACAGGGATGTAAACCAGCGGGACGCCGCGCATACCACAGATCAACTCAAGCACTCCCCGGTCGCCGTAGTGAAGCTCGCGCTGGCGATTGCCACGCATCGTCGCGGCGTTGACGCCCTCAACGGCGACGTGCGTGACGCTTTGAGAGACGATGATGTCCGACAGGAACGTGAAGCCGCGCAGACGGCGCGTCACGTCCTCGATCTTCTCAGTCGTCTTGTTCTTGAGGTTCTTGGTGCCGATGGTGACGAACTCGCCATCGTGCCAGATGGACCACCCGATCTTGGTGCCCAAATCAACCGCCAGGAGCCTCATGCGCCATACTCCCGAGCGAGCTTGATGGCTTCGGCAAGTCTCGCGCGACTCTCGTATAGAAACTTGTTTGCGCCCTCGGCCTTGGCCTGACCGTCCAGAACGCCATCGAGCGCGTTTTGAAGAACTTCACTCGGGCGCGTGGCGCCGCGCACGTGAGACGGCAGAAAGCTGGTTTTCTGCGCGCGACCCGCGTGCCGGCGCGACGCACCAACAGCGACGTAGCTGGCGCGCTGCTGCTTAGTGGCCGCATTATGTCGCGCGATGTCGATATCGCGCTCGGCGGCCTGAATGAGAGCGTTCACAGACAGCATCAGAGTAAGAACCTTTACTTTCCCGTTGACAACCGACGCTGAGGAGGATAATTGTGTCTCAACATCAGATAGCGACAACCGTACCCTGCATCGGGACGCTTGTCAATGGTTTTGAGGTATGCCATGGCGCGCAAAGTGATCACCAAGGTGACGGAGTTCAAGGCGACGGCGCCAAAGAGCAAGATTGCGGATGAAAATAGTGTCGAAGGGACGCCAACTAGCAAGAAACGTGCTCACAGAGGCCGCAAGTCATCCGTTCCGCCCAATGAGGGCTGGAAACAACGCATTGTTGATGTCATGCATGAGAGGCGACTATCTGCGCGCTCTGTGAGTTTGAAAGCGGGTCTCAACGCCGCGTCACTCAAAACGGCCCTGCGCCCTGGCCGCCGTGTTGGTGCTGAAACCGTGCTTGCCTTCGCACAAGCGCTCGGCATGTCTGTGGAGTATCTTCTGACTGGCGCCGGCAGCACCAGTCCACAGGCAGGCGGGAACGTCCAACGAGTGCCCGTATTGGCACCCGGTTCCGTGGTTGCTTTCTGCAACAGCGACAAGGAACACGTAGACACCATGCGATACGACATATGCGAACCCATCGATCCGCAGGTCGGGCGATTTCGCCTCGACGTGGCGGGCAACTCGATGGCTGGCGACTTGAGTGATGGCGACACCATCGATTGCAGTACGGCGCTCGACCCGCAGCCCGAGGATATCGTGGTGGCGTGGTCCGCTTGGGCGAAGACCGTCGTCGTGCGGCGGCTTATGCCGACGTCATTTGACGAGCGCGGTCGCCCCAGGACTGGTGAACTCGTGGCAACCAACAAGGCGTGGCCGCGCGTCCAATTCAGCGTCGACAACGGCGACAGGTTGCTCGCTGTCGTCTTTAATGTGCAGCGCCCGCTACGGCGCATGGTTCGATCTAGCAAGTGATCGTCGAACCAAGGCTGTCCCTTGCCGGGGCAGTTCGTGAACTCGCCAGCGCGGGATGCGTGGTGAGCGCGAAATATCTGCGTGCAGAGATTGCGCGCGGCCGATTGCGTGCGCGCAAGGTCGGCCGCTTCTGGACCATCCCAGTGAGTGGACTACTTGCATGGCTCGACTTAACATCCGACCAGTACTCCTCGGGCCGGACACGAAACACGGCGCCAAGACGTGGATCAAGGTCGGGTCGTACAGGTGGTACGCCGTCTGGTATGAGCGCGGCCAGCGTCGACTACGCAGCCTTGATCGAGAGCGCGGCGAGGACTACTCGCAACGCTTCAACGAGGTCTGTCGTGAGATAGAAGCCGAGGGCGAGCCACAAGTAAAAGCCCTTACTCAACGCACGGTAGGCGACATCATTGTTGCCTACCATGCCGCTCGCGTCGGCGTGGTTATCGACCCGCAGCACCTCACAAGAACCTGCAAATCCCTGAGCGCGTTCTTTGGGACGACGCCGCTCGACGGCATCACCGACGAGTTGTGTCAGCAATACGCACTACGAAGGCCGTCCTCGGGAACCGCACGGCTGGAACTCGGTTTTCTGCAAACGGCGATCAACTACGCCGCCAAAGCGAGCCGCACAGCGATCCAGGTTGCCGTCTGGCGGCCCGGTGAGCCGCCACCAAAAGACATCGTGATCCCGCGCGGCGACCTAGCCCGGATCGTTCGCCGCTTCGCTCGCAACCCGAGGAGTCGTCACTATGCGGTAGCGACGCTGATCTGTTACCACACAGCGGCGCGGCCCGGCTCCGTGCTCGCGCTCGAATTTAGGGTGTCCCCGTCTGGTGGCCATGTCGATATGACGCGCAAGATGATCACGCTCAACCCGCACGGGCGCGCGGCGACACGCAAGGTGAAGCCGACGATCCCGATCCCCAACAAGCTGCTGGCGATCATGAGGGCGCGCTCGCGGCGTGGCGGCGCGGTTTGTGCGGCGGCCACGAAGACGAACCTCAATCT